AAAGTGTATGCAGCAACCGCGCCAACCAGTGCCAATGCCGCCACAATCGGCACGCCGCAGAACCTGGACGAGCGAAGACAGATTGCCGCCGCCACCAATTCACCGCCGCCGGCAAAATTCGCGAGCGCAAGCATTGAAGAGCGGATAAAGAACCTTGATAAAACGTCCCTAGACTCGCGCGCGCGAATATTCCTAGCGGCGTTCGCCAATGTTGGACACTCCGCCGCCATGAAGGCCGCTGGGATAGGCGCCGCGCAGCTTTATGGATACAAGACATCCGAATATTTCCGGCAACTTTACGACGCGATCCGTGCCGCGCATGACGCCGCAACCATTGCCAGAACCTGCGACACCCTTGCAGAGCTAGCCAATGGCGAATATAAGCCAAAGCCCGACCGCCTACCGCCGGACATGCGCGCCGCTAGTTTGCTCATGCCTGCACTTGATCCCAGATTTAAGGCGACCGCGCAAGGCACGGCCAATCAGGTGCAAATCAATATCAGCATTTAAGGCCGGCACAATTCGCCAACAATCCGCCAACAATTCCCACCGCCACCGCAAAAGCCCAGCAATTGCGACCAACGGCGAAGGGATAGAAACCCGCCGCGCACTACTTCGGCAGCTACCAGGCAGCGCAATCGGACGCGACCACCCGCCCCCTGGACCAATCGACCACCCGCGCGCACCCGGTGGCTGTAGGACCCATAACCACCCTTACCCGCAGGCATTGCCCGAAACTAATGTCACTGCGCTGCCCTATGGACCATTTTTTCGTGCGTATTGAGAATTGTGGTTTCCCAAAATAATTTTTTTTCTGAAAATTCGGACTCGCTATTGCAATCTCAGCGATAGTGTGCTATCATATTGGGCAAAGGAGAGAAGTCATGAAGAACGAAGCCGTAGAGATTGAGAATGACGGAACCGCGATGGAAGGTGTTGGTGTGCAGAATAGCGCACCGGAAACCGGAGCTGTAGATGGAGACTGCGCAGAAGACTGCGCTGTAGATTGCGCCGAAATCAGGTACCGCGCCGATCAGGTGGTCTGCATAGAGTGCGAACACGTTCGGGAGATGAAGGGCGAGACCGATGAGGTCGTGAGGCGGACGAGGAGCGAGGCTGCGGAGAATGCCGTGCTGAACGCGGTTCGCGAGGGAGGCGTTGAGCCCAATTGGTTCGTGGAGCGGTGGATTGATAATGGGGATGAGAAGGTGTTGGTGGCGTGCGCCGTATTCGAGGATGCGGATATGTGCGCCGGATTCAGGAAGGCGGTGAATGATTTTGCGGAGAAGCTGAGGGCTAGGGGAGATGAGGTTCCGGTCAGGCTGCGTAGCGATGCGGAGTTGGAGAAGGCGGTGGCGGAGCATTTTTCGGCGGAATGGGCGAGGAGGAGGAAGGAGCAGATGGAGAAGTTCGGGACCGTCATGGCTGACGCCAAGAAGAGCGGGAGATGGGAAGGAAGGGTCGTGGTCGGGGAGTTCGTGGCGGAAGGCGAAGATGGGAAGAAGGTGTTTGAGAAGGTATGCGAGGCCCTTAGCGATGCGTTCCCGCATGACGAGTTCGGAGAGGGAGGGGTTGCGTATTCCGGATTCTGGGACAAGGGTAGTGTCGCAAGGTTCTGCTTCGGATTTGAGGATGAGGGAGCGGCGTATGCGGCGAAGGACAAGCTGGATGCGATTGGCGCCAGGTTCTATGACCCGATGAAGGAAGAGGCGAAGGGAGTGGAATTGGAGATGTCCGCGCTGGTGATTGCGAAGATGCAGGGAGAGGAAAAGGCGAGAGCGGAGCGCAAGAGACTGGCGGATGACATGGCGAAGGCGGTTGAGAAGGGAATGGAGAAGGCCGCCGGCGAGAAGGTTGACGCGGAGAAGTTGATTGGCTGATGGCAACCGTAAACATAAACTATGTAGCGCTGCCCACGCTGAAACGCTTCCACCATAGCGACGCGCGGGTGAGGGCGGTACTGGGCCCGGTGGGAAGCGGCAAGAGTTCCGCGATGATATTTGGAGAGCCGCTGTTGAGGGCGATTCACCAGTCTCCAGATCAGAACGGAGTGCGCAAGACTCGCGGGGTGATGATACGAAACACCTACAACGAGTTGACCACGACCACGCTTAAGACGTTCAGGGAGTGGTGGGGAAATGACATTTGCTCGTACAGGAGCGACAAGCCGCTGTCCGCGACAATAAGGTTTCCGATGTCTGACGGAACCAATGTCGAGTGTGAGGTGATATTCCTTGCGATGGACAAGCCCGATGACATTGGCAAGTTGCGGTCGCTGGAGTTGACTTGGGGATATATCAATGAGGCGTCGGAGATTGAGAGCTATGACATCCTTGACGCGCTGAACGAACGAATAGGACGATACCCAAAGCAGTACAAGGACATGGACGGAAACCGCGTTGGGGGATGCGACTGGTGCGGCATATTCCTGGACTCCAATGCTCCTGATGACGAGCATTGGATGTATCAGAAGTTTGAGATAGAGCGTCCAGATGGGTTTGAGATATACCATCAGCCTCCGGCGGTCGTGTTAAGGGCTGGAAGCACTCCAGAGAGCCCGATTTGGGACGCAAACAAGGGTCAGGTAGATGGAATACCTGCGGCGGAGAATGTAGAGAATATCCCGATTGGCTGGGACTATTACATGAAGATGTTGCCCGGCAAGGATTATGATAAGGTTCGGGTGATGTTGTGCGGGGAATACGGAACGGTTGCGTATGGAAAGCCGGTATTTCCGAATTACAAAGACCAGTTGTATTATCTGCCGAACAAAAAGGATGCCAATGGGAAGCCTCGAGATGTTGATGTTATGCGCGGAATGCCGATAATAATCGGCTACGATCCTGGATTCAAGTTTGCGGCGGCTGAGTTTGCACAGGTAAGTCCGATGAGGCAGCTGCGATTCTTCGATGAGTTTGTGTTGCAGGATGTCAGCACGCGAGAGTTCGCACAGCGATTGTTGATGAAATTGCGCAACGAGTATCATGGAATCCCGTTCTTCGTGAGGTGTGATCCAGCTGCGTTGCAACACGGGAGAACCGACGCAAGAACCGATCTGGACATATTCTTGGAGTGCGGATTGCCAACGGAACCGTGCAGTACCAATTCCCCAAGGGAACGCATCGAATCAATGATGTGGTTCATGAACCAGCTGGTTGACGGAGAGCCTGGAATGGTTATTGGTTCTAAATGCACGATGCTCCGTAAGGGTCTTGCAGGCCGTTATTACTACAAGAAAATCAGCACCAGCGGCGGGAGGGAAACGCTGTACAAGGCCGATCCTGTGAAGAACGAATACTCGCATCCTTGCGATGCCGCGCAGTATATCGCCGCTTCATTGTTGATAGATTCGTCTACAAGAGACGCCGCGATGAGAGCGACCGGAACTGGATTTGGTTCAATTTATGCGGAAAACGTGCAGCAAATTGCCCCATCAGGGATTGACGGATCTGGAATTTACTGACCCACTTGCGTGATAGCGCACTATTATGATACAATATGGGCGTAGGGGATAGTGAACTATCACGACGCACCGATGTTAGAGAAACTAGAGAATGGCAATCTTAAGAGCGATGATTCCAATTCGCTCTCTCCCGACGCTGCATCTGTAAAGATTGGCGGCGAGGACAACGGTGCGTATGCTGGAGTACCGCAATCAGACAGGCCAGAGGCGTTGGATGTTGACGGAGACCAGAAGATTTCCGAGCCGGCAAGGTCTAGACTAGCATCTAGGCTGATTGGTTGCTGGCAGCGCGCAGTAGACACCAAGCAATCTAATTTAGTAAACGAGGACCTGCTGGAATGTCTAAGGCAATTCAAGGGAAGATACACCACCGGCGAAGAGAATGATCTTTCTAGTAGGGGGCTTCCCCTTGTCTATTTCCCGCTTTCCGAGCATAAGGTTCATACCGCCATTGCGTGGATTGACGAGTTTTTCACAAATGGGGAGACACTTATCAACATTCGCCCGACTCCGCTTCCGGAGATGGAGAACGATGTTGTTGCGCAGACTTACATTCAGTCAATGCGCGATGTGTCTGCGGTAATTGAACAAACTGGAGTTGTCCCTCCTCCTGAGATGATGCAGCAGTACGCCGCGCTGATGCGGCAGATTGTCGAGCAGCATGTTGACGACACTGCGAAGGAGCGTGCGCTCAAGATGGAGCGCAAGATTCGTGACGATTTGGTTGAGGGAGGCTGGAGCGAACATATCCATGAGCTAATTGGGCTTACCTGCACTTATGGAACGGCGGGATTCCGTTGCCCCGTGATAAAGTTCGAGGACAAACTTGCATGGAAGAACGGCGAACCGGCATACGAAAAGCGCATTGTTCGCACATTCGAGGCAATATCTCCGTTCGACCTATTCCCAGCTCCAGGAGCAAGGGATACGCACGAAGGAGACCTTTGTGTAAGGGTGCGATATGACGCAATGTCTCTTGCCGCAATGAAGGACAGCCCTTCGTGGATTAAGGATGCGGTAAACGACACGATTTCTGCCTACGGCAATACCGGCATTCGCCTTTATGATTCTACCGATTCGGAGCGGGAGATTCTGCAAAAACAGATGTCTACCGTGTATGATAACGGAACGATTGAGGGATTTGAGTTCTGGGGAGGGGCGTGTGGTGCAGATTTGGTTGACATTGGCGTAGTCGAGAGTGCGAAGGGCGAGAAGATTGCCAACACTACGTACGATTGGTATCAGATAAATGCCATTGTAGTCGGAGATCGCGTTATTTACTGCCGAGTTATGGACAAGGGCGAGAAGCGCCCGATAGATTCCGTAAAGTTCTACGACACTCCTGGTTCATTCTGGGGTCGTGGCCCATTGCAGATAATCAGAAACTTGCAGAGGATTTGCAACGCCGCCGGCCGTTCGCTTGCGACCAATATGAGCTTTGCTTCTGGTCCGCAGGTGATAGTAGACCTCAATTCTATTGATACCCGCGACGATATGAAGATGCGGGCATTTAAGGTTTGGGCTACACGCAAGAACGCGATGAATCAGAGCGGCGGCAAGCCGATTGAGTTCTTCAATGTCGATTCTCACGCAAAGGAGCTAATGGAGGTATTTGATTATCACCAGCGCCTTGCCGACGAATTGACTGGCATTCCGGCCTATGCGAACGGTACTGACGCTGCAGTGGGAGCGGCGAGAACGGCAACTGGTCTCAATATGCTCATGGGGCAGGCGAATCGTGGCGTGAAGAAGGTAATCGGCAACTTCGATGAGCTTGTTCGCAGATCTGTGATGAGGCTTGTTGAGTGGCACATGCTTCACGATAAGGACAAGGATGCCAAGGGAGACATTACGGTTGAAGTTACCGGCCTTCGTTACTTCGTAACCAAGACCAGCCGCGCCAACGATATCCTGAACCTGGTCGATCGCATCACTCAAAATCCTGCGCTGGCGCAGATTCCTGGTATGAAGCGACTTGTGAATCTTCTGCACGAGGTTGGCATTGCGATGGACTTGGGGGCGTATTCTCTTGCGCCGTCAGAGGACGAGCTTAAGCGTGAGCAAGAGCAGAAGCGGCAGGAGATGATGGCCCAGCAGAAGGCGGTCGCTGCCGAGCAGCAAGCCGTGCGGCAACAGGCAATTGACGGGCAGATGGCGATTGAACAGGCGAAGGCGCAGGCTTCGTCGCAAGCCGCAGAACCCGCGCAGGCGCAGCCGGTTCAGCAGGATGGAGCAGGAACGCAGGAGGAGGGAATGGCATGAGAAGTCAACTCTTCCGCGATGCAAAGTATTTTACACAGGGGTACGCCAACCACCTTCCGGTGCAATTCATGAAGGCGCTGAAGGATGAGATGGCGAAGGTGGTCGATGATTGCGTCTTTCTCGAAGGGACGCCGTTGTATAGGGCGCAGGGCGCCGCCACCGTACTCAAAGAGCTTATTGACACGCTGGAGAAGGGCGTCGATGCCCCCGCACCGGATGCGGGGATCTCATTGCCGTCCGTGCCAGAGGCCATAACGGGGACATCCGCATTGTAGCGGCCCTCGCACAAGACAGACGGACATCGCAAGTGCGCCCGTCGAGGAAGGAAGAAGACAAAATGGGAGTACCAAAGCAGGTTGCCGAAATGGAGGCAGAAGGAGACAGGGAGCTTGACGCAAAGGTTGAGCAGGTGGCAATAGCGCCGCTTGAACATCCCCAGCAAGAGCATAAGCCTGAAACTTCGACCGAGACTGTTGTCGCGGATCGGAGCGAAGGCGTGCTGTCAAACATTGCCAAAGAGCGGCAAGACGCAGAGGAAATTGCGCAGAAGGAACGCCAGCGCGAAGCGTCCGCACAGGGACGTCTTAGCAAGCTGCAGGGAGATCTCCGTGCGCAACGCGAATCCTACGAGGCCAAGATTGCGGAACTGGAGAACAGCATCGCAGGACTGACCAAGAAACTCGAAGATGTCCGCATTGGCGGCGCGTCTGACAAGGCAGATGACGAAACGGATGACGAACTTTTCGCTGAAATTCGCAAGGAGTACAGTGAAGACGACTATTCCAACGATGACCTTAAGAGGTTCATCGGGGTTATCAAGCGTGTCGGAAACCGCAACCAGCGCGCACTCGACAAGATTCAGCAGCGGTTTGACGAGATGGACGCCGAACGCGCCGAACGCGCCAAGAGCGCGGCAAAGGCAGAGGCGGACGGATTCGTCTCCAAGCTGAACGAAGAGTTTCCGGGATTTCGTGAAATTGATGCCAACAACGATCCGCGATGGACTGGATTCCTCGCGTCTTCGCTTGGCGGCGTCATGGAAGGTACTACCTACCAGGATATTGCAACCGAAGCACTAAAGAAGCTGGACTACCGGAAGTTTTCAAGCGTGGTGCGCGAGTTTGCAAAGCAGAATGGAATCGCCTTCTCTCCTAACGGGAATCCCGTAGACGCGTCGGTCGCCAGTCAGGTTCGTCCCAATGGCGTTGCGGCGGTTGATCGGGAACAGGGCAAGAAATCTCCGCAGAGGATTCCGATGGCCGAAATCGAGGAGTTCAGAAAGGCTGCTTTTGCGCATAGGGCGGAAGAGCGGTACGGAATGACCCGCGAACAGGTGCTGGAGCGTCTGCGGTTATATGAAGATGCGGAGGCCGAAGGACGTGTCATATAAGGCGGATTAGGAACCCGCCGACGCGTTTAGGCCATTCGCACAGGAGATAAGAAAATGGCTACTACTCACCAGCCCGGACTTGCGACTACTTACGCTCCGCTGTACAATCAGTATGGCGGCGGCGAGAATGTTGCTGGTGCCGGTTATTCCAACCTCACTCCGTCCGACGGCAACACCTCGGGCAAGAACATGGTCAACGTGATGCTTGGCTACAACCCGAAGAAGTATTCGGGCAAGCTGCTTCGCAAGTTCTACGAGGAGTGCGTCCTCTCGCAGATTTCCAATACGGACTACGAGGGCGAAATCAAGGATTATGGCGACAGCGTCATCATCCGTACGATTCCCGATATTCAGGTCAAGACCTGGAAGAAGGGCGACGCGCTCACCTACGATACTTACGAGACCGGCGTTGTCGAGCTGAAGATCGACCGTGGCCTCGCGTGGGCGTTCACCACCGATCCGCTCGATCAGAAGCAGACGGACATCAAGAACTTCGTTGAGACGTGGACCACTGATGCTGCGAAGCGTCAGGCCATCGCCATCGAAAAGCAGGTGTTCCGCTATGTGTTCAACTCGGACGCTGATTCTGGCGCAGGCACGCCGCTTGATACGGTCGTTGCCTCCGCCAACAAGGGCACTGGCGCCGGCGCTGTCAGCTTGTCCTACAATCTCGGCAGCACCGCCTCGCCGGTTTCGGTCAACCCCGCCAACGTGATTGCCAAGGTCAATGACTGCGGTTCGGTCATGGCGGAGCAGAACCTCCCCGTCAACGGCGGCAATGACTTCTGGATGGTCATCGACCAGAAGTTCGCCAACCTCCTCATGCAGAGCGACCTCAAGCTCGCTTATGCGATGGGCGACGGCAAGTCGCTGGAGCTTCGCGGCGGCCAGATGAAGATTCCGCACCTGGACATCTTCGACATCTACCGCTCGAATCTGCTTCCGACGGCGGTTCCTACTGGCGGTTCGTACAAGTATGTGCTGTTCGGCCACAAGTCCGCGCTCACGTTCGCGGCGCAGCTCACGAAGAACGAGGTGCTTCCCAACCCGAACGCCTTCGGTCTTCTTCACCGTGGCCTCATCGTGTACGGCTTCAAGGTCATCTACCCGAAGAACATCGGCTGCATGATCTGCACGTACAGCGACAACGTCCCGGCGACCTCGGTCACTGGTTCGGTTGGCATCACGGGCGATGTGGCGATCGTCAACTCCGCGACGAGCGGCAAGGACAAGATCAAGACCGACCCCACCGCCTAATTCGGTAGGGCAATCTGCGGCGGCGGGGCATTCCCGCTTCGCCGCCGCAGCCTTCAGTAATGGGAGATACGATGGACTTCGCAGTATTGTATAATCCAGACAACGGAATCTGCCATCCGTGGAGCAAAGAACTTCAAGATGCCCGTGCAGATTTGATTCCGATTACAGCAGGGGAGATTATTCTTCTGCGCAAGATGAGCATTGGCGAGGTTCTCGATGCCAGGAAAAGGGAAAAAGAATCGGAAGTTCGAGTTGTTTCCGAAGTGGAAAGTGCTGGTGTCAACAATCATGTTTCCAAAGAGGATTTGAAAAAGGCTGTATCGAAGGGTGTTTCCGTAATTGGGAATATCGAAAGTCCAGAGGAGCAAGAGGCTGAGAAGTATGATGCGCTTGGCGATAAGATTGTAAGTTACTCTAAGTACCTTGGCGATAACGCTCCGATTATTCCTGTTGAGGAGCTTGCAAATGTTCCTAATAAGGACTTGGTTCGCTTTGCTTGGGAGGCATTAGGAATTTCCTATGACGAACCGGACGAGGAAATGGCGGAAGACAAGCGCGAAGAGTATTATGTGGCGCTTCGTATCCAGATTGCAAAGAAAGTCTCAAAGGACACTAGGAAGAAGAAGATGAAGGCGCGCGGAGCCAACAATGGAGGCGGACGTATTGCAGTCAAGGAGGGCGAGTAATGGCGTCAACCACCACATTTGGCAGCATTGAGACGAGGATTAGGCGTGACCTTGTCAATGACAATGACGCCGATCAGTACCGCTGGAAGGTGGCGGCGGTGATGTCTGCGATGAATCAGGCGGTCAAGGATATTGCCACCCGCATAAACTCCTGGGCCGGTTACGATGATAATGGAAACAGGATTTACGCCTTAAACAATGCGACAATTTCAGCCAACTGCGATGCCAATCCTCCGTCGGAGGATATATCTTCACAGATCGTGGCTACGTTAAGGTCTTCAATAATGCCGCTTGACGATAGGTATGCAGACGCGGTGGCATACATTGCCGCATCCAAGCTGTATGCCACGGACAGCTCCGACACGGCCAATGTTGAAAGGTCCACTAGTTATCTTCAGATAGGAAAGGAGCTTGCGCAATCATGAGCTGCCTGTCTAGTTTGCAGATGTCAAGGATGATGGACGCCATAACCGGGTATTGCGGGAATGCCCCGCAATCCGTTAAGGTTCACACCATTTCACATTCCGTTGAGAGATTTTGCCGTGACATTGGCGGCATTCGCCTGCATCTTGGACCCGTCCCAACAAATCGTGAAAATGGGATATACTTTGCGGTCGCTCCGTTTGGCGGAGTAGTGTTTGATGTAAAGGCCGTATTGATAAGCGGGCAACCGCTTCGCGTAGGTTCATACAGGATATTTTATCGCGATGACGGAAGGGCGTCTATTACGCTTCCTTTTGGGAGGCGCGACAATGGCACGCTTGAGATGGACGTGCTATGGAGACCGGGAGAGCATACCGAGCAAATGCCAGAGTCATGGTTCAATAAGCATTTTGACTCCATAATGCACGGATCAATCGCCGCAATCCTTTCGCAAGTTGGAACGGCGTGGGGCAATCCCGAGTTGGCCAAGCAGTTTGCCGAAGAGTATTCTCGCGATGTTCATGACTGCATTTACGAGACTAGGTCAGCAGATGCGCCGAATGGGAAATTGTCGGCTTACGATCCCAATGAACGCTGGATATAAGGAGTGATATGGCACTTATTAACGCAACACTAAGTCTTGGAGTTGACCGAAAGGGCGGAACGTTTTCCGTGCTATCAACCTCTTCGAGAGTGTATTCACAGGATGTAAACGTAGCGCTCAATGTCGGAGGATGGACTCTTGACGAGGTCACGAAGACGAGCGGAAAGACACCATACGAGCCGTATTTTAGGATAGTGGATATGGACGCGGTGGTGTTGGCCGAGTGCAAACTATCTCCAGACGCAACCCCAACCCCGGAGTCCGATGGAACGTACATGATGCGCGGTACGTTATCGACCAATACGGATAAGATGGTGGCAATGTTTGATCGCCTTGGTTTTGCCCCTGGTTCAATGTGCGAATTGTCCGCGTTGATATATTCCACCACCGAGGCGAACCCAATTGCGGTTGGAATTGTTGAGGTGTATGCGTTTGACACCGGGACTGGAAGTGCTCCTAGCAATCTTCCTTCTGCAAGCGAGGTTCTTGCGCAGAAGATTTCATATCCTGCTGGCGGAAGTGTTGGGGATGTGCTTAAGAAGACTGCGGTCGGCGCCGAATGGGGGCAGGGAGGAAGCGGAGGAACTTCGGATTATGCGCTGCTGACCAACAAACCGCAGATCGGCGGAATTACGCTTTCCGGAAACAAGACAGCATCCGAACTTTCATTAGTGTCTGCTAATGACTCTCGACTCAGCGATTCTCGTACGCCCACGTTACACAAGAACAGCCACAAATCTGGACAATCTGATGCGATATCCCCTGCGGACATCGGTGCGGCTGCTGCGGCTACTACACTCGCCGGTTACGGCATCACCGATGCGAAGATAGAGAATGGTAAGATTACGCTTGGCAGTGCGGAGATTACTCCGCTTACCTCGCATCAGGACATTAGCGGAAAGGTTGATAAGGAGTCCGGCAAGGGGCTGTCCACCAACGACTACACCACTGCAGAGAAGACCAAGTTGGCAGGAATTTATACTGGTGCTACCGCAGTCTCCGTAAGTGCTACCGGAACGGCTACGGACGAGGTGCAGTACATCACTATCAACGGTACAGAGAAGAAGTTGGCTGGAGGAGGTGGTGGAGGCGGAACCGGTAACTATAACGATCTCACCAACAAGCCGCAGATCGGCGGCGTGACATTGCAGGGAAATAAGACTATTGCGGAAATTGGGGCTATAGGGAAATCTTCGTCAATTCCATCACTTGGTGACGATCCTACCGAAGATGAGGTGATTGCAGCACTGAAAGCCATTCGTGCGCTCTGTTCGTCGAATTAATAATAAGGAGTTTTATGGCAACACTACATAGTATAAATTTTGGCAATGAAGATAACGCTAACAGTCCACTTTTAACCAATTCACTTTTGGGTGCCTCAAATTCAGTCCCTCTTAAGGTGTGGATATCAAGTATTTTATACACTGGAGAGACGGTAACTAAAGAGGGTGTTGATTACAAGAAGTGCAAGCTGAGATTGTCGGCAACATTTGATCTTGTTAATTCTCAGTATAATCATGTGTACTATGAATACAAGGTTAATCTTACAGACCCTACCTGGTCTATGGCTATTACTGAAAATTCGGAAATAGATTGGAATTTCACCGGCGGCACTTCTGAGGGCAACTCTGGAATACCTACCACTACCATAAGTGGCGTATCTTATCCGGCGGTATCTAACATTGTTAGTGATGTTTATGTTCCTGCGGAAACATGCTCCACTCAGGCGTTCCTAAGAGGATCGGTGGACGATACTACAGGGGAAGTATTTGATAGAAGTCTTTTTATTTATTCAAGAAAAGGAAGTCTTAGAGCAAGTGATGAGGTTGTTACTGGATATGGTGTGGTTAAGTCCAATAATGTGGTTAGTGCCAATTTTGGTTCCGCACAAATTTCACTTACATCTGCAACTCCGGTAATAAATACCGTTAGTACGACGGCAGCGGCGGTAGAGGCTAAACTTAATGCGATCAAGGCTAATAAGGTATCGTCCGCAACTAATGGAAACTTTGCAGGACTTGATGCTAGCGGAAACCTCACCGACAGCGGAAAGACGGGTGCCAGTTTCGTACAGACATCTGGGCAGTCATCTCAGTCAGTAGAGGGACAACTCTCTGTCGGTTCTCTCTATGTCGGCGGTACAAAGGTGGAGGTGGTTACAGCAGTACCTACCTCACCCATTGCCGACACCCTCTACTTCGTAACTGGTTCGTGACATGAGCAT